TGTATCGAAACAAATACTGTTGTTTTTTATTCCTTAAATTATTCTTATAGAATAATGACACAAGCAGCAGGAAGAATTGATAGATTAAATACCCCCTTTACAAAATTATATTATTATAATATAATTTCAAACTCTATAATAGATAAAGCAATAAATAATTCATTAAAGCACAAAAAGAATTTTAATGAATCTAAATTCTTAACCTCGCATTTAAAACATACTATATAATAGAAGGAGGGCGTTAAACTTACCCTTTTTCTTTTGAGAATTGAAATGCTAGAAAATAAATTTCAACTAAAAATAATTAAAGAAATTGAAGAAGCATATCCTAATGCGGTTGTATTTAAAACCGACCCAAATTATATTCAGGGATTTCCTGATCTTGTAATACTTAATAAATATAATTGGGCAGCATTAGAGGTTAAAGTTAGAGGCGCTAAGAGACCCAATCAAAATTATTGGGTTGATAGGTTAAATAAAATGTCATATGCGTCTTTTATATTTCCAGAAAATGAGAGAAGAGTTTTAGATGAACTTCAATCAACACTCCGATTTATTAGGGCAACACGCCTTTCTGTCAGGTAGCAAATATCATTGGATTAATTATAATGAAGAAAAACTTTCTTCTGTATATCTTAAATTTTTAGCTATTAAAAAGGGAGTAGAACTTCATGATTTAGCTAAAAGATGTATTGAGTTAGGAGTCAAGCTTCCAAAATCAAAAAAGTGTTTAAATCAGTATGTGAATGATGCAATTGGCTATAGAATGGTGCCAGAGCAAGTTCTTTTTTATTCTTTAAATGCTTTTGGCACAGCAGATTCTATTTGTTTTAGAAATAATTTATTACGAATACATGATTTAAAAACTGGGGTATCTCCCGTTTATATGCATCAGTTAGAAATTTATGCCTCCTTATTTTGTTTAGAATATGATTTTAAACCAAAAGAGATTGAAATAGAATTAAGAATTTATCAATCTGATGAAATTTTGGTTCATGTTCCATTCGTAGACGACATTCAAAATATTATGAATAAAATTATAATATTTGATAAAAGAATTGATAAAATTAAAAATGAGGAGGAATCATGGACCGGGTAATAAAACATATTGGAACTCCTCGACATTCTGGAAGATATCCTTGGGGATCTGGAAAAGATGGTTATCAGCGAAACAAAAGTTTTCTTGGCTATGTTGAAGATTTAAGAAAACAAGGATTAAGCGAAGTTGAGATTGCCAAAGGCCTAGGAATTACAACTTCTCAGTTGAGAATTAAACGATCTATTGCTAGTTCTGAAAAAAGAGCAGCAGAAGCAGCATTAGCATTTCGTTTAAAAGAAAAGGGATATTCTAATGTTGCTATTGCTCAGCGAATGGGTAAAAATGAATCTTCTATTAGATCTTTACTTGATTCATCGCTTAAGGAAAAAGCAAATGTAACAGCAGCGACAGCGCTTACTTTAAAAGATGCTGTTGATTCTAAAGGCTTAATTGATATTGGTGTTGGTGTTGAAAATCATTTAGGAATTAGTAGAACAAAATTAAATACTGCTGTTGGTTTACTGAAAGAGGATGGTTATACCATTCATGAAATTCAGGTTCAGCAAGTTGGGACTGGAAAATATACAACGGTTAAAGTTCTTGCTCCTCCAAATACAGATTCAGTAGATGTTTTTAAGAATCGTAATAATATAAAATTAGTAAATGATTATTCAGTAGATGGCGGAAGAACTTTTTTAGGTATTGAACCACCTAAGAATGTTAGTAGTGACAGAATTCTTGTTCGTTATAAAGAAGATGGCGGAGCGGATAAAGATGGTTTAATAGAACTTCGAAGAGGAGTTGAGGATATATCTCTTGGAGAAAAAAGGTATGCCCAAGTAAGAGTTGCAGTTGATGGAACTCATTTTATGAAGGGTATGGCTATGTATACTGATAAAATTCCAGATGGAGTGGATATTATTTATAATGTAAACAAGCCTCGCAATTCTTCAAAAGATCAAGTTTTTAAAAAGATGGAAGATGATCCAGATAATCCTTTTGGAAGTTCAATTTTGCAAAAACATTATGTAGATGCTAATGGAAATAAACAATTATCTGCTTTAAATGCCGTTGGATATGTGCCGGGTGGCGGCGAAGAAGGATCATGGAGTACCTGGTCAAGAAACTTATCTTCTCAGATTCTTTCAAAGCAAAGTCCATTATTAGCAAAAAAACAATTGGGCATTTCTTTAGATTTAAAAAAAGAAGAATTTGATGAGATAATGTCTATTACTAATCCTGCTGTGAAAAGAGCTCTTTTAAAAACTTTTTCTGATGAAGCTGATGCAGCAGCAGTTCATTTAAAGGCCGCGGCTCTTCCACGACAATCAAATAATGTTCTTTTGCCGATAACTTCATTGAAAGACAATGAGGTTTATGCTCCTGGTTTTCGTCCTGGTGAAACAGTAGTCCTAATTCGTCATCCACATGGCGGAATATTTGAAATCCCAGAATTAATTGTTAACAAAACAAATAAAGAAGCTAAAAGTCTTATTGGAGATTCTTTAGATGCTGTAGGAGTAAATCCCAAAGTCGCAAAAAGACTATCTGGCGCTGATTTTGATGGAGATACAGTAATTGTAATTCCTAATAAAAATAGAAATATTAAAACTGCATCTGCATTATCTGGTTTAAAAGATTTTGATCCTGTTACTGCATATCCAAAGCATGAAGGTATGCACGTTATGGATGAGCCAAATAAGCAGCACAAGATGGGTGATGTTTCTAATTTGATTACTGATATGACGATTAAGGGTGCCAACTATGATGAAATAGCTAGGGCAGTTCGTCATTCAATGGTTGTTATTGATTCGGTTAAACACGAATTAAATTATAAGCAATCGTATATTGATAATAACATTGCGGAATTAAAAAAGAAATATCAGGGAAAAGAAACTGCAGGCGCTTCAACTTTAATTTCAAAAGCTTCTTCAACAATTAGAGTTCAAGAAAGAAAAGAAGGAAAATTTGTAGTAGATCCTAAAACTGGAAAAAGAAAAAAAATTTATATAGATCCAGATACAGGGAAAAAATTATATGAAGAAAAAGAAAGTTTCTATCCTGAAAGAATAAAAAGGGTAGACCCGACAACTGGAAAAATTAGTTATATTGAAACCGGGAAGTTAATTAGAAGGACTACTAAAACAACTCGTATGGCTGAGGCAGATGATGCTTTTAAACTATCATCTGGAACTGCTATAGAAGGGGTGTATGCAAGTTATGCTAACTCTTTAAAAGGTTTAGCCAATAGAGCAAGAAAGGAAATGCTTGGTATTAAAGACATTCCCTATTCCCGTTCTGCTAGAGAAACTTTTTCTAAGGAGGCATCTACTCTTAGATCTAAGATAGCCCTGGCCTTTAGAAATAAACCCCTTGAAAGACAAGCACAATTATTAGCTAATAAGATAGTGGCTGCTAAGCGTAGAGCGAACCCCGGTATGGATCCAGATGACCTCAAAAAGATTAAAGGCCAAGCATTAGAAGAAGCAAGAGCAAGATTTAAAGCTAAAAAGATAGACATAGCTATAACTGATAATGAATGGGCCGCCATACAAGCAGGGGCCATAAGTCCAAATAGTTTGTTTAAAATTCTATCTAATACCGATATAGATTTACTTAAGCAAAGGGCAATGCCTCGTTATACATCTGGAATGTCTCCTGCTAGAATTTCTCGTGCTAAATCACTATTGGCTAATGGTTATACACCGTCGGAAGTAGCAGATGCTTTAGGTATATCCGTAAGTACTTTAAGTAAGGCAATTAAAAGTTAAAAGGATTATTATTATGACTACTATTACTAATGTTATTGAGACAGATAATGATGTTAATAAAAAAGTAGAAGTTATGTTGAGTACAATTGATAATCCATATAATCCTTTTACACACTATGATGAGTGGTTTGCTTTTGATACCGAACATAATTACAATACTTGTTCTTACTTAGCAAGAATTTTAAATACTTCCGATGAATTGAGTGAAACAGACCAGGCTATCGCCTTGAAGAGTGCTA